GTCAACATTGTTATCTCCCATTTTGCAACACACCCAAGGAGTTCCAAGTTTATCCTTCTGCCAGTTTTTTAATGCCAAACTTTTAAAAGGATAATGACAAAATGTATTAGATTTTGTAGGTTTCATTCAATATTTATAACACGTTTATAGAAACATGTCAAGTTCAATTTCTGTTTTTTCTTCTATTTTTTCGTTAGGGTTTTTAATAGGCTCTAACCATGTGTCAGCAATGTATGCTTTAGGACTTGGGCCGAAACCACTTGCTAGGTCATCTGCTTCGATCCACCAGAAGTGATCATGAACAGGTGCTTGACACGGCATACCTCTAAACTGCCACTGCTCTTTTTCTTCAAACTTACCAATATACTCAACTACTTTTACAACACGACCGATGTTCTCTGGACGCATTGAGTAAAGTATGTGAGCAAAGTCGCCAGCTTTACATTTCATTTAGTTTCTTTCTATTATTAATCGTAGCCTAATACAGCTACATATGATCTTTCTTCATCTAGTACTTCAGCTTCTCTTACTGCATATGCTGTTTCGAAGCCTCGTTCGTATATTTCTAAGCAACCTGATTCGTCATTCCATAATCTTTTAAAATAACTATTATAATAACCTTCTACAACTTCATCCGGTTCAACTTTTGGAATTAAGTGACCTTTAACTAACCAAAAATACCTGTTAGCTTCTTTTCTTACAAACGGTGAACACATTAGCTTCTCCTTGCTGTTAAAAGTATTTACTTTATAACTGAATGTGTGGCGCTAACATGCTCAATATATCCTTCATAAATTGATTGCTTGTAAACACGGTCGGCTTGATTAACAGGACACTGTAGTTGATATGTAAACTCATTGTTGCTGTAGTAATCAATAAGTACCATTGGCTTTTTTTGTTTAAGATCAAAAACTAGCATATCGTTTCCTCGTACAAGTGTTGTAGATGTTGCTTTTATTTTCAACTGTATTCTCCTAATAGAGTGTCATACACTTGTTTGTCTACGATCTTTCCAGCAGTAAAATAACTCAAACGGTTTGTTGCTTTTGGTGCTCCGCAGATGATATCTACTACATAGTTGTTTTTATCGATAAACGCTACAACTTCGTCAATATCAGCTAACACAATATTACTAACACCGCACTTTGCAGTGTCTTCACAAATACTAACTGTTGCATTACCAATAACTGTTGTCATCATTTCATTACTGCCGCTTCTAGTACTTCTGTTAATGTCAGCTGGCCCATAGTATCATCAAGAATGATCTCGTCTATTTCCTCGTTAGCAGGAGTATCTGTGTTGCCAAGATAAATCATAATATCATTGATAGAAATAGAGTCGCCGATCTGATGTGCTAACCATATTTGACTCATAATCAATGCATTCTGTATGCTATTTTCATTAACAATCTGATTGTCTACTAAGTATGTTACAGCTTCTTTTTTTGCTTTATTATACATTACAACCTTAGCAGCAATATTTTCGAGATATTCGGTAGTTTCTGGATTTATCATGTCTTTAATTTCTGATCCTGTATTTCTTTTCTACGTTCCGTAATTAATATTTTTAAATCATTGAGAGCTTGGCGAGCACGAACAGCACTAACTTTAACACCGTCCTGCTCAAACTTCTCTGATTCTTTAATATAAGTTGCAAATGCAACCTTCATTGCGTCATGTAGTTCGGACAACTTAGTCACCAACGATGTATTCGTATAACTCTTTCCAAGTTGCAACTTTTTTCATACCATCTGGTACAACTTCATTCATATTCCACCCATGTTCAATAAGGATTGGATTCATACCTACTACTTGTCCTGCAACAGCATTTGAAAACTTATCTTCAATCCAGTAGTAACCAGTGTCACGATATTTCTCAAGTGCTTCTTCTTTGTCTGCACCTGTATCCAAACACTCTAGTACTGTAAACGCTGTTGAACCAAACAACTTATCCAAGTTCATTTGACGCAGTTTTTTAGCATTAGGATCAAGACTCATGCTGGTAATACAATGGAACACATATCCGTGTTCTTCATGTAACCGTTTAACATAATAACGTGCATCACGCAGTGCTGGCAGGAATGCCATTGCTGCACTTTCGTTGAATATTACAACCTGTTCAATAGCTGCTTCTAGTGTAATACCAAATCGCTTGCCGATGTTGTACTCTCGATTGCCATTTTCAATCTCGGTGTATCCACGCTGTGACATCCAGCATACAAATGCATACTCCCAGTTGAGTAGTACACCGTCGCAGTCTGTTACAATAATCTTTTCCATATAAGCCTCTTTCTATTTGCCTTTGTTATGTTTTATATTAACACAAGGTAAACAGACTGTCAAGTCCTAATCATATTAGTTGGCAAAAACGTTAGAACTACCGGAGGTTATTTCGTGTGTTTGAGAGGTACCGTCACCGTCATAGTGATCACCAATACGCCCTATTGGTTTATTATTTGCATAAACATTTGGTGAATATGTATCCAATGGCGGCGAATGATTTACAGGGCTTGCTGTACAAGGATCTCCATGCGGATGACTTTTCATAACATCGTCCTTTCTAACAACGCCTATGCTATTAACATAAACATCGCCGCTGCCAGCATTGCTTGATTGTGTTGTATCGACATCCCAGTTCCAAGCAACAGGTACAGTTACTGGAGGTTCTCCTCTAGCAGCTCTTCGACATACTTTTCCTTTAACACCGTCGGTGCAAGCAACACTGCTTTTTCCGTCCTTGTATGCTAATCCTGGCATGTATGCTCCTTATGCTAATGTCAGTCCTGTTGTTGCTGACATATACTGACTGGCCATATCTTTTTCTGTTTTATGGACAAATACAATACTGTGCATATTTAGCTTAATAGTACTAGCTGGATCAACGGTGAATGTCCATGGACCTAGTCCGATACCTTGCTGACTTACTTGTAATGCCAATGGCTTGGTTACAACAAGATGGTTTGCATCTTCAGAAACAAAACGTGCTACAAGTTCTTCACCTGCGGTTGTTCTAATGGTAATTGTATCGTTTGCTTTATATGTTGTTTCAATAATCATAGTGAATATCCTGTTCCGTTATAGTTGGTTTCTTCTAAGTATGAGCCTAGTTTATCATAGCCGCCTATCTTAGTTCCGTGTACTTTAATCTGTGGAAAGGTACGTGCTCCTGGAAACATTTCTAGTACTTCGTCACGGGTAAAGTCTTCACCAAGTTGGAAGTACTTGAATGGTAACTTCCTTGCTTCACACAATGCCTTTGCTCTGTCGCAAAAAGGACACAGTGGCTTTCCGTAAATTTCAATCATAAACTAAATCCTTTAAATGTATCTGTGCCAACGTCTTGTTTGGTGCCGCCACTAACATAACTTGTAATCTCTGTTTCTTGTGGGGCAACTTGTACTTCACTACCTGAGATCCATTTCTGTGTCCACGGCAACGGATTGCTCTTTGTAGTGTAAGGACTCTTTAAGTTTACATTATTCATTCGACGTGTGCAAATCCATTCAATATATCCACTCAACAACTCTGTGTTAAGGCCAATCATCGATCCATCTTTGAACAAATACTCTGCCCATGCCTTCTCTTGATCTACTGCTTCTACAAACATTGCAATACATTCTTCTTCTGTTTCTTCTGCAATCTTTGCATAGTCTGGATCGTCTGTTTTAAGGATCTTCAGCAACATTTGTGTGCTTGCTAAGTGCAAGTTCTCATCACGTGCAATCAACTTAATGATCTTGGCATTGCCTTCCATTTGTTTCATTTCTGCAAACGCCCAACTACATGCAAAGCTCACATAAAAACGTACACCTTCAAGAATGTTAACACTCATCAATGTAAGATACAGTAGTTTCTTTAGTTCGTAAAGATCGACCACAATCTTCTTACCATTAACTGTGTGAGTGCCTTCGCCAAGCAAGTTATACCAACTGCTCAACTCAATAAGTCCATCGTAGTACTTGCTGATGTCTCCAGCACAGTCTGCAATCTCTTTGATGTCCATCATCTCGTCAAAGATTTTGCTAGGGTTGCTGTACACGTTACGAATAATATGTGTGTAACTGCGTGAGTGGATTGTTTCTGAGAACGTCCATGTTGTGATCCAATTCTCAATCTCAGGCAAACTTACAATAGGCGAAAATGCTTCTACTGGCGCACGACCTTGTACACTGTCTAATAGGATCTGACGCTTTAGGTTGCTTGTAAAGATATGACGCTCGTGTTCACTAAGAGCTTTAAAGTCTTTGCTGTCTTTGGTTACATCAACTTCTTCAGGACGCCAAAAGAATCCTAGTTGCTTGTCTGTAAGTTGATCAAAGCTCTTGTACTTTAGCGTGTCATAACGCTGAATAGTAGGACCACCTGTTGGGTCTAGAAATGCTAATACTTTAGTATGGTCTGCTTTGTTCTCAGTGTTAAAAACGCTCATGTTTGTTCCTTAATATGCTATCATTATATGTTTGTAACACGCTCCGTAGAGCATGTCAAGTATTATATTGTGCAACTTTCGCAGTCGTCATCGTCAACTTCAACAACTTCAAGTTCGCCCATCATCTTGTTTACATCAACTTCGCCTTGTCCGTCATTGGTGTTAAAGTAGTACAACTGCTTGCCGCCTAGCTTGTAGAACATCAAAAGATGCTGCAACATTGTGCTCATTGGAATCTTTTCATCTTCAAAGAAGATTGGATTGTAGCTGGTATTAACACTAATGCCTTGATCAATATACTTCTGTAGTACAGCCATAATCTTTAAGTAACCTTCTGGCGACTGTTGATCCCACAGCAAGTCGTACTTGTTCTTTAGTCGTTTAAATTCAGGCACAACTTGCTTTAGTACACCGTGCTTTGATTGTTTAACACTGATCAAACTACGTGGAGGCTCAATGCCGTTTGTAGCATTTGCAATTTGTGCGCTTGTTTCGCTTGGCATAAGAGCCATTAGTGTGCTGTTGCGGATACCTGTTTCTTTAAGTTGTTCACGCAGTCCTGCCCAGTCTTGTCTTTCAACATGTGGAACTAACTCGTCCAAGTCTTTCTTGTATGTTTGGTTAGGTGTAATACCGTGTCCGTACTTTGTTTCCATGTTGCCTGATGGCGCACCTAGCTCTGTTGCAAGATCTGCGCTTGCTTTGATCAAGTAGTAACTCCATGCTTCTGCCCATTCGTCTACAAGTGCAAGTCCATCTGCATCGATGTGCTGATATGTTAAGTCGTGCTTGGCCAACCAGTATGCAAAGTTAATAATGCCAACGCCTAAAGGACGGCGTTTCTCTGTGGATAACTGTGCTGCTAGGATTGGATAGTTCTGATAGCTTAGTAGTGCATCAAGTCCACGCACTGCCAAACGACACACACGCTCAAAGTCTGCTGGGGTTTTAATGTTGCCCCAGTTGATTGCACTTAGTGTGCATAGACTAATTTCGCCTTCTGGATCATTCAAGTCTTTGAGTGGTTTAGTAGGCAAGTCAATCTCTGCACACAGGTTACTCTGTCTAATTGGTGCAAGTTCTGGTAGGAAACTTCCGTGTTCGTTAGCGTTGTCTACATTCTGTAGATAGATGCGTCCTGTGTTCTTGCGCTCTTCCATAAATGCACTAAACAACTCACTTGCTGCAACTGTTTTCTTGCGTAATTTTGTGTTACGCTCAGCACGTTCGTATAGTTCACGGAACTTGTCTTGATCAGCAAAGAACGCTTCGTACAATCCTGGTACATCAGCAGGCGAGAACAGTGTAATGTCGCCTCCAGTTACTAGTCTTTCATACATCAACTTGTTGAACTGTACACCATAGTCCATATGACGCACACGGTTCTCTTCTGTGCCTTTGTTGTTCTTTAGCACCAACATGTCTTCTACTTCAAAGTGCCATACTGGATAGTAGATAGTTGCTGCTCCGCCACGTACACCGCCTTGGCTGCATGACTTTACTGCACTTTGGAAGTGCTTGTAGAAAGGAATGATTCCTGTGTGATAGGCGTCACCTTTACGTATGGGGGATCCGATAGCACGGATACTTCCTCCACCAATACCAATGCCTGCTTTTTGTGAGACGTACTTAACAACAGCGGCAGCAGTAGCGTTGATGCTGTCAAGACTGTCATCCGTTTCAATGAGTACGCACGAACTGAACTGGCGCTGCGGGGTACGCACACCAGCCATAACAGGAGTAGGTAAACTAATGTCGTGCAAACTAATAGCATCGTAATATTCCTTTACCCATTGCAAACGGGAACTAACTGGATAGTCTTGGAAAAGACTTGCTGCAATAAGAATGTAGCACATCTGCGGTGTTTCAAAGATCTCACCACTTACTCTGTTCTGACAAAGATACTTGCCACGTAGTTGTTCCATAGCAACATAGGTTAAGTTTTCATCACGTTCGTGTCTAATAAACGAATCAATCTTGTCCCATTCTTCATCACTGTATTTTGTAACAAGTTCTGGATCATAGAATCCGCTGTCAGTGTTGCGGTCAACAAGTTTCTTAATATGCCAAGGCTCAAACCCATCGTATACTTCTTTGCGTAGTGCATAGTTAATGAGTCTGCCACCAACATATTGATAGTTAGGAGTCTCTTCTGTAATAAGATCAGCTGCTGCTTTAATGAGTGTTTCTTGTATTTCTTTACTAGTCACGCCGTTGTAAAACTGTATCTGACTCTTCAGTTCAACTTCGCTTGGACTAACTCCTGTAATATCTTCACATGCATAAAACACAACTTTGTGTAGCTTTTCGATATTGAGGGTTTCTTTGCGTCCATCGCGCTTGTTAACTTGAATCATTTATTTTTTTCCTTGTGTATGAACAGGTATTTAGTAGTATGTGGGTAGCACGGTGTGCTGCATTTGGCATTGCAAAATTGGTAATTCTAACTTATCAATACTCTTATTATAATAGTATCCAATTGTCATATTGTCAACGAAAAGAAGGTATTTTATTGCACTTTTTTTCTCGTCTAGTGTAATATGTATCTCAAATTGACTGGTAGAAAAACGGTCAGTTAACTCTAAAGTGTAATATATTGCTAAGATTTTTGTGAAATCACAATAACGATTTTCATCAATCATTTGCCAAGGAGTAGGCCAAGTGCTGCTGTCATACGGATCAGCTTCAATGCTGCTCAAAGGAGCATTGTTCCAGAACTCAATCGTATCTTCGTATGGTGTTAGGCTATCCTCTAAACTTGTACGGAATGTGCGCCAAGTTTTGAGTCTTTCTAAGTAAGATTTGTCAAACATTTAATTTATATATTTGATTGTAAATTCTAACTCGTCCGCTTCTGAACTTAACTCGTCGAGCATTGTATTTACAACGTCAATCCATAACTCTGTGCTAGATGATTGAAAGCCAGGACCCTTAACAGCAAAGTTTAGTCTACCAACTTTTGAAGGGTTGCCGCTGAATGTATGATCATCAGACATACTTATTTCAGTGTTTAGCTTGTTATAAGTTATAGTTAACATACCATGTTGTAGTATTGGTCCAGCTGCTTCTTCTGCTTTATAAGTATAATCAAGTTTGATAACACCTCTATGCTGATCAGCTGGCAATCTAATAAGTGTTTCTGCAACTGCCTTTGCACCTATTGTAGTTCTAACAGGTTGAGATAGTTCTATACGTTTTGAACCCCAAACTTCTGGCTTGTAACTCTGATCAAAATACAAAGGATCAACTGTGAGTTCTGCTGTTCTCTGGAAGTAATCGTTTATACTAGTGTTGTTGTCCATATCAATGTGAGTAACATCGCCCAGTCCTGTTGAGTTTGCTGTTCTATAAAACTCAACAACTGGAGTAACAACCACACTCATGCCGCCATCACGTCCTACGTTTAGATATTTGTTGTCTTGGCTGGTATTGTAGTTGCCTGTACGAATATAAAAGCCTTGCTTGTTTATAAGATCAAATACATAGTCTTTTACAACAGTATATTGTGCGCCGTTTGCTTTACCAACAGGTGGAACTTGGGTAGGATCGACACCTAATACAAATCCATGTCCACACGAGCTAACATTACCTATCAAGAACTTGTTGTTGTTGATATCATATTCGCTGTAAACTGCACAGCCAAAGCCGTCTATAAAGATATTACTGAATATGTTATAATCACATGTTGCTGTTGCTACACTACCACTTGAAAGTACAATGCCAACATAGTTAGATGCAGGTACACCCTCATCGGTAATGCCGTTGGCTGATGTCCATGTTGATGAAAGCTTCAAGTCTGAGAACTTACTATTATTACAGTTTTCGAGGTATAGTGCGCCACCAAAACTGTTGTGCGTCATTGACATTCCTTCGAGGCGAACAAAGCGAGCCATGTTATCTGAAGTTGTTGTACTTGGATCTGCATACGTTCCTGGTATACTAAGTTCATTAACTGTTCTAAAGATGTGTTCTGGTGCATTAGCAGGGTTACTATTAAGCACTGTTTTATCAATACCAGCACCTATGATGTTAGCAAACGGAGGTAGTTTCAACCCCGGACTACTAATAAGATATTCGCCTGCTGGAATGTATAATGTTATACGACTTTTGAATAATCCTTTGGTAGCACTATTAATAAACAGTTGATCTATTGCACGTTGTATTTGTACAGTTTGATCAGAACCATCGCCTAATGCGCCAAAATCTCTTACATTTACAATGTCATCTAACTTGGCTTGTACTGTACGCTCAACTGGAGATGCAAGTGCAACACCAGTTTGTATTTCGCCACGCTTGTATGCATACTGTCCTGCAAGATCCAACAAGTCATCAGCTTCAGTTAAGATTTTAGTATTGCCAACTGCTGGTGCACCTTCACTTACTGCACCGTTACCAATATAAACTTCCTGTGTATCAATGGCCCAACCAATCTCACCTGAGGCAAGTTGAGGTAGTCCACTACCTTGGTTTTTTCTACCACGACGATGCTGAATTCTCGAAATCTGTACAACAGCCATACTATTACTCCTAATGCGTTATGTAGTATTTAGCCATTCTTTTCGTAATACTGTCTGCACCTGTTCCACCATTCTTGTTCCCATTCTGCAAACTCGTCTGGCCATAGATCAAACTGCTGATACTCTAGCGCACGACTACACATAAAGATATGTCCTTCACGTATGTCTGTGCCATGTATTTCATTGTGTCCTAATGCATATGCTGTAAGTTGTAGATAGTAGTCTTCTACCCACTCAGGCTTCTTGGGGCGATTCGTTTGCTTAAAGTCCATTATGCAGGGCTGACCTTTGTATGTTCCTACAAGGTCGGTGGTACCTGCATAGATACCAGGAACGTAAAGAGGAACTTCGCTGCCCCAAATGTCATCAACATGCACCATTGCTTCGTCACGTATAACACATGCCATTTGATATGCTTGTTGTGCATAAGGGTTGCTGCCTGCACTTTCAGTCCACACGCCGTTGTCAACGTAGTCTTCAAGATACTTGTGCATACGTGTACCAACACCAGCAGCTTCAGTAACAATCTCTTGTGCTTTCTTTTCTCCAACACGCCTACGCCATTCGTGTAGATGTGTCATGTCTTTTGTACCGCTGAGGATAGTAGTAACACTAGCAACAGGTGGACCGCCAGGTGCTGCGTAACGGCGCTTGCCATCTACTTCAACACGTTTTAGTTTTTCATATGTATATTTTGGATTGATTAATGTCATAGCACCATTATAGCACTGTGCTATGACATTGTCAAGTTATAAGTTGGCGCCTACATTAGTTGCACGTTTTGCCATTTGGCCAACTTCTTTGCCATCTGCGCCTGCTTGCGGTAATACGTCTGCTGAGCCTTGAGCAAAGATTATTTCGTCTTTGTTGAAGTTTTTAATCAACTTCTTGATGCGCGGATCATTGTGTTGCAATGCAAACGTTTCATAGCTAAATGCTTCTAATCCCATGTTTGCAAGTTTATCATTCAACTGATCTACTTTGATGGAAGTAACTCCATTTGTTTGGAGTTGCTTTAATACCATGTATAGCTTTGGGCTGATACCCTCGTTGATGATGTCAGACATTTTCATTAGCGGGCTGGACGACCTGCTGGTTCTTCTGCGCCTGCTGCTGGTGCTGCTGTGTCACCTACGCCTGCTGCTGGTGCATCCATGTCAACTGTTGGTTCCATTGCTGGATCTTCCATGCCTGGTTCCATTGCTGGTTCTTCCATGCCCATTGCTGCTGCTGCTGGTTCGCCTTCTCCGGTTAACATTCCAAGTCCTTGGTTTAGACTTTCACGAGCTTGTTCCATTGTACTGTACAATGCTTCAAGTGCTGGTTTAATAGCGCCTACAAATGCTGCACTTTGATCCTGGCCCATTTCGTCACGGATTGCATCAGCTAGTTCTAGCATGGATTCAGTTTGCATTTCTGCTGTGTCTTCCATCCAGTTAGTAACACGGTCAACCATGTCTTTGGCTGCCATAACAATTTCTGCTTGGTCTTCTGCACCTTCACGAAGTGTTGTTTCTTCTAGTGGCGTCTCTTCAATATCACCACGCTCTGAAATCTCTGCGTTAAGTACATCCAAGAACAACTTGTTCTTTTGATAACTTGAACTGCTCGATACAGCGGAGAAACTTTCGTTCATTTCTATTTGACTAAGCTGTGTGCGTAGTTTGTTTCTTGCGTCTTGTAATTGTGTCAAGCTGAAGTTTTCTAGCTTGATTTTTTTACCAAAACGTTTTGCTAGGCTTTCATTTAAGGCCTTAGCTGTTACTGGTTTTGCGAATTCACTGATGTTCATTATAATGTTCCTGTGCTATTAATATTATTTATCATTTAAGTGAAGATGAGGGTCTCTAAAACAACATAGGCACTTCTCTTATGTGCTTGACTTATTTCTAATCTTACTTGTGCTAAGTCTGCTTTAAAGTTGTCTGCTGTATTTTCAATTACATGTTCAAAAAATACACAATCATTTTCGTGTTTTGCATATTCTTTATCTGCTTTTACTGCTCGATGCAAGTCTTGTTGTGCATTATATATTTTTGCTATTGCCAACGCACCTGGCTTTGATTCTGCTAGACAGATGTGTTCGCTGTGTTCACAATCAAACAACAAGTATCCTTTGTTAGTACTGTATCGAATAGCCACAATGCCCACACGAATACTATTGCCTTTTTTCATAGGCAACGGATTGCGACGAGTTCCTACGTCAATAATACGTGCTAATTGTTTAGTAAGGTTTTCCATTTTTCACCAAGTACACTGTTTCATCTTCGATTCTTTTAGTTATTAAACTTTTCTTAACAAGTTGTTCTACAACTCGCATCTCTCGTTCTGTAAATTGTGATGGTGTCATCGCGCCGTTCATCTTGTCTAACAAATGTGCCTCTTCATTTGTTTTAAAGATCTCAAAACGTGATATTAGTTCATTTAGTTTCATACTGCTGGCGGAGTACCTGGAGCAGCTGGCATAGTTGGTTGTGGTGCTGGTGCGCCTGTTGGTGCTGGTGCTACTGGAGCAGTTGGTTGTGGAGCAGATGCTTGACGTCTAGCGTTTGATACTGCGTCCTGTGCTGCTCTTACAGCATCTTGTGCTGCTTTCATTTGTGCTTGTGCTGTCTTTACACCGGCTTGTGCTGTCTTGAGTTGGGCTTGCGCTGTCTGAACTGGATCTTCGCCCATTGCTTGACCAGGAACAGGTTGCTCGCTAAGTATATCAATATACGTTCTCATGTTTGGTGTATTAGTACTCATCTGTTCAATGCCTTTACTCTTTTACTTGCTGGATTGATACGCTTAGTCTTCTTTGCTTTACGTGTCATTTTAGCACCTACCCGTGCCTTTGTCAACTTTAATCGTATTCTCTTTTTTATGTCTGGTGCTGCAAAGCACTGTCCAATATCTTTAACGGTGCGGCCTTTGCGTGGGCCTACAGTACATCTAAACTTACGAACTACTTTGTTGCCTTTTTTGGCCCAAGCTAGTTTTTCATCTACTTGTGTTTGTGTAACTTCGTTAATCTTCATGTTTATCCTATCTGGAGAAGCACTACAACAATAGTTGATAGTAGTCCTGCAATAATAGTACCTGTTGCACCAATAATAACTTTTGACAAACTATTTTGTCCTGCTGCCATTTGATCAGCAATATTATCTAGCTTCTTCTCTACATTGGTTAGACGACCATCGAGCGCCTCGTAGCGTATTGCGCACAGATCAACGTGTGCTTCTAATGATTCTCTTTCTAACTTAGTAGTCGACATTTAATATTCTCCAATTGGTTGCGACAGGAAATAGCCTTTTCGTGATACCTAAAATAAATGCCTAAAAGAGTTATAACACTCTATTATTATTTATCTATCTCTTTAAATATAATGTTTGATTTGTCGTCTTCTGTTCTAAATGCTGTTTCAATGATAGTTGCATCCTCAGTGAGTTCTTTAATAAATGGTACCAAGTTAAAGTCTGTTTTTAACATGTCAATACTGTGTGCTCCGTATTCAATATCAAATACCATGCGCCATACTTTCTTAGCAGACTTGTACTCCTTAGCAAAAGGCTGTGTAACATCTACTAGGTAAGGTGCTTTGATGATTGTTGGGTTGGCTCTTAGACCTATTGTATTCATAACAGTCAAATAGTTTTGCTGCTGGTGCTCTAACAGTTTTGGATCACCTCTGCGAGCTCCTGTTTCTGTGATGTCTACTATTGTAAATAATTCAAACATTAAATTTTATATTCCATTCTACTAACGTTGCTGTATTTACAGTCATAAAAAAAGCGCCACTGTAAAAGTGACGCTTTGATTATTAGTTTAGTTAACTATTAAGCTGTTACTGCAAAACTTGCTGCTGCTTCTACAGTTGTGTCTGTACCAACACCGCTTAGTGCTTCAATGCGGCTGGCAATCGAAGCTGCTGTGTTTGCGTGTGAGTCAACTACTACACTCATAACACCTGTTGTGCCGTCTACAGCGTGTGCCATAAGTGGTGCTACTTCGCGTAGGATCAAATCGTATAATGATCCGTGTGCTCCGTCGTTTGCTGTTTTTAGGTCTAGTGCCGTGTCATCGCCGTTTGATGTTGATTTAAGGCTGATTAGGAACATTGATAGTGCTCCTGTAGTTTCTAGTGTACCTACTACGTTGTTACCACCAACTGATGGTAGGTCTGATAGGCTATTAGCCTTTGGTGTAAAATCATAAGTTGCCATTTTATTTCTCCTAAATATCTCTATGGCAAATACACTGCTCTGTGTACTTGTATAATATTATTTATCTCTTTTGTTATTTTTTGGTGTTTTTTACAGCTCTTGCGTGAAGAATTTTTAACTGTGCTATATATGCGGGGCCTGCTTTAACAATATCGTTTACCATTCGTATTACTGGAGCATAGGCTTGAACAAACTGTGCTGGTGCAGTTTTTCCTGCATTAACACTTTCAATAAACCTTGCAACAAATGGTAGCTTGGCGATAGGCACAAGGTATCTATAGTTTACTACATCTGCTTGTGAAACATTGTCCGGTGTGCTTACAACATACTCTGGACTTGTCTTGCTAAGATCTTCTAAGTTTTTGTCTAGTGCAAGTTTACTAAACTGTTGTAAGAAATCACTATCACTGAGTCTGGCACGACCTGCAAACAATAACCTTGTAACTGTTTGCTGGCGATCTGTTTGTGTGTCTGTGGCAAATGATGCAACCCGTCTGCGCAACGTTCTGTAATCGGCCATGGCTATTTTTAATTCTCTTTCGAGTTGGAATAGCTTTTCAGTATCTGATTTACTAGGCGTAGTATTCTTTGCCATGTCACGCAAGTAACCATTCAAGTTACCAACACTGATTAGCGTATTCTTTCTTTCCTTAGCGGCTGCTTCTGGATCCTTTAACTTTGATAATGCTTGCTCGTCGCCTGTGATAAAATAAAACAAGTTGTATAAATCACTGCTGTCAACTCTGTGTCTTGTATAATCTCTATACATCACTGTCTTGTAAGCATACTTGGCAGATGTGTCTCTGTGTGATCTATAATGACGCATCACTTGCATCATTAACAATATAAGATAAGCTCGTTCTTTGCAATCAGTGTAACTCAACATACGTTGGTTATTGCTGTTGCGTGTCATCCGTGCTTCTTGAATATCATGTAGGAATTCAAATGCCATTATTTTTTACTCTCGATAACTTTGTTAACACCAGTGACAAACTTTTTACTGCTGCCTGCACGTATGCTGTTGAGGAAACGTCTTTCTAACTCAGTTGCAGTTTTTGCATCATAAGTTTCGTTGATTCGTTGTAATAGATTGACTGCACTTTCTATTATGTTGGTTCCAGTACTTTGAATAGCTTCATCGCCGCGACTAGCGTGTAAGTTATTAAGTTCTTCTAAAATACTACGTGTACGTTTTCTCATGTTATCTACCTCTATATGTATTTAGCTCAACCTAATACTAAATATGTTTATAAGTGAGGGCACACAATGATAACAGATATGACATTTGAGGAGCGCAGTCTCCTTTTTGCAAAACTTGCGAGTATTGCATACAACGACGATTTAACTTGGGTTAAGAAGAAAGCAAAAACATTTGGTTTTACAACTGTTGAGTTTTATGAAAAAGATGGTGCTCAGGCATATCGTTTCATGAACAAGAACGATTTGGTTATTGCTTGCAGAGGAACAGAACCTGCAGAGTTTAATGACATCAAGGCAGATTTAAAGGCAATGCCGGTAATAGCAGAAACAATTAGTAGAGTACACCAGGGATTCAAAGCAGAAGTAGACGAGCTTTGGCCAATGATTGAAGAAGATATCAATCGCAAAGTAAACGTAACTAAAACACTTTGGTTCTGTGGACACAGTTTAGGTGCTGCAATGGCAACTATTATGGCAAGCAGAGCAAAGCACAACGTAGAACTAAACGATCCAATTGAACTGTTCACATACGGATCACCACGTGTGGGCTGGAAGAAGTATTGCAACAGTTTGAATGTTGTACATCACAGATGGGTAAACAATAACGATATCGTAACTAGAGTACCATTAGCACTCATGGGTTATAAACATCATGGCACAGAGCATTATATGAATGCGTATGGAAGATATCGTAAACTCACTGTGTGGCAGCGTACTAAAGATCGCTTCCGCGGTATGTGGATGGGATTAAAGAAGGGCAGCATTGACAACTTCAGTGACCATAGTATGACAAACTATATTGCCAACTTAGAAAAAATGCAAGGCTAACCATGGCCTTGCTCGTGCTTATTACGTAGCAACCCGGTTGTATCAACTATTAATATATAGCAGTTGATACAACCTTTGTCAAGTATTAAAGTCCGTTAGGAACAATAACGTAGTGTATCATTAACACGATAGCAAGTGATGCACTTAGTCCAATCATCATCTTACCAAAGTCTCTGCCCACTAATGGGAACACACTCTTTGTTTTCTTCTTGCCCATGAAACTTGCAATAGCAAACTCACGTCCGGCAAGCATACCAACGAACACCCAAGTTGTACTCATTGGAATGTCATTGAGTTCTTTGAAGAAGAACAAGATTGCCCAGTACACTAAATCAATAATAGTAGCTGAACGAATGTATCTTGTATTGTGCTTTTCAAGAATAATCTTTTGAATCTTGCCGCCGCCTTCACGGAACATAAATCCTAGCCCAAATACAAATACTGCTGAAATCATAAGCATCAACGGAACATCTAGTTGTCGTGGTAAGAACACTGCAATGTTGGCCATGTCGTGACTCAACCACGTAAACCACAGGAAGCCTGTGGTAATCCATTGTGCTACTCTCCAGTAAGGCTTGTGTGCTTCATTGACCGGTTTGCCTTCATCCAGCCACCGACTAACAAAAAACCAAATACCATATGCTGCTGTTGCTGCAACCACATAGCCCATTAACGATTTAACAAGCATCTTTTCTAATACAAATGTACTTGCAAAAGCACTTAATACTAGGAAGCTAGTTGAAACTGGAACACCAAAGCGTGTTAGTAATAATAGGATAGCTGGTGCCATTGCATGATACCATTGTACTTCTACAAACGGAATCTTATTGAGTCTACCGTAGCTGATGTCACCATACATATAGTAACCATACCATAGAGTATAAAGCAATACAGCACTAGCTGCTGCCCACATAATCTTCCAGTTGAATCTCTCATTGTTTGATGCAATCCAAGTACCGAGAGTTTGTACTGAATCATTTGCTATCACTGCATAGGCAGCGAATAAGAAGCCGACTAGGCTCCATAGGGTGAGTGCGTCCATTGTTTTCTCCTTTGCTTGACGGCTTCAACACCGTCGCTCACATAGTTTGTAACACTTGCATGTTACAGGGTATTTACTAATAAGTCAACAAAAAATTTGTAACAGTTATGTGACAAACAACCTGCGTTGTTTTAGCACAGTTGCATAAAACGCTGAGACGGTATGCGCAAAACGCAGTTGTTCTTTGGTGAAATACAGTGTAAATATATATGTAATGCTGCGGAGCAGTATTATCACACATATACATATAGAAAAGATAACACAATGAAAAAACTAGTTAATACACTAATGCGAGTGTTTACACCATCTTTAAAAGATACTAGATCAGATTACTTGATCTGGGCAAAGACAGAGTTTAAGAAAGATTGGCAGTTTGCTTATCAACATATGTTAGACAATCGAGGACAAGCGCCAAAACGTGCAGATGTCCACAATCAAAACGATAACTTAAAAGGATGGGTGTAATGACCACAGCAACTATTAGTACTTACTACTGCACATTTTGCGATGCAGTTAAAACAAGAGCAATCAAAATCGGTAAAGGCTTTATGCGTACTACAGAATCTATTGGCAGAGCAAGAGCTGCTAATCAACTAGCACAAATGGGGCATCACGACCTAGCTAAACGTATTATGCTAGGAGATGACAAATGAGCACTCAAACACTAACAACATATTACTGTGCGTTTTGTGACGCAGTAGCAAACTTTTTTAAATCGGCTGTAGAAAATACTTCAATGGACCCGCGCTTTAACAAAGAAACATACAGGCAACTGAGTGCATTAAGTGATTACGAACTACGTGACATTGGCATTACCCGTGGCGACATTACGCACATCTCAATGGGTGGCGACATCTACAGAGGTAACAACTAATGTGGGCACGTTTTATCAAAGCACAAGAATTTAGAGCATACTGCATGGCAATCCAACAGTTACGCAATCTAGGACATTATACCGCTGCAAAAGACATTGCAAACTATAAACATGCAATGTACGATCAAGGTCATAACTAATACAGTTGACAAACTATAAATACTCTGTTACATTAAGTAACGCAACACACACATGGAGAACTAAAATGAACGATATGACAAAACAATTCGAACAAATGGCTGAGATGTTTAAATCGGCGATGCCAAAAATTACAACAAATAAAAATGGATATGAGATCCGCACCAAAGTGCTAGAGATGGCACAGAATCAAGCATGGCAGGATTATCACGCCAAGTTTGCAGGATACGAAACAACAGTTACCAAAGATGGTGACGAAGTTGTTACCAAGGTAGAGATGCCTACTGTTCCTGGAGCGGATGCTGTACTAGAAGCGGCTGAGAAGTTTTACGCTTTTGTTAACGGCAACAAGTAAATAATAATAAAGAGTAATTCAGGACATAGTCCGGTGATACATTAAAGTAAAACAGCCCCTGCGTTAGAAATAGCGTAGGGGTTAATCTTGACTAGCGTACCTCAATCCAACCTAGACTTGCGAATCCGTCTTTGTTTGCAAGAGTTGATGCCATAGCAATAACAAATGTGTCACTGGTATCTCCCAGCGTGGTTGTAGTAGTTCTGTCAATCTGTGTGATTGCTCGTTCATTAAATCTAAAGATGTTGCCTTGTCCAGTTGCACTTACATAAACTGTTTCAACAGAAATACCTCCTGTATAACCAGTTGCGGTTATGTTGTATTCAATGGGCGAATCGTCACTGTAACTTACCCAAGTTCCGCCTGTAACTACTGCACCTTCTACTGCCCTAGCAAACACACTGG